TCATGGGATATTGAGCGCGCCTACAGAGAGGGAATGCAGAAGGTCACATGGGTATCTAGGTGTATCGATGCCATTGCCGGAAACCAAGCCAGGCTTCCTATTATTCTCAGAAAAGACAACTCCCCACACGGAGAAATACTTTCCATAAAAGAAGCCAAAAAAGTACCATTGCTTAACATTTTGAACAGCAAGTCAAACATTGGTGAGAACTCTTACATCTTTAGGTACAGACTTTCTGCTCAGCTTCTTCTTGGCACAAGAGGTGCTTTTATCGAAAAAGTGAGAGGTAGAGACGGGGGCATTATTGGCCTCAACCTTCTCCCGCCTCAATCAACTTCGCCAATCCCTGACCCAAAAAAGTTTGTTTCTGGATATGAAGTTCAGATGCCAACTGGAAACAAAATCTTTCTAAAACCGGAAGATGTTTGCTGGGTAAGAAGACCGCACCCAATTGACCCGTATCTATCGTTGACACCACTTGAAGCATGTGGAGTAGCCATTGAAATAGAAAACTTGGCAAAGCTTTACAACAGAAACTATTTGCTCAATGACGGAAGACCTGGTGGTCTTCTTGTTCTCAAGGGAGAAATAGATGACGATGACAAGGAAGAACTAAGAAGCAGATTCCGTGGAAACTTGTCTCGTGTTGGATACACCTCGGTAATCTCTTCCGATGAAGGTGTTGATTACATTGACACTTCGGCCAACCCACGAGATGCCGCCTATATCCAAATGCGTCAGCTCACAAAAGAAGAAATCCTTGCTTCTTTTGGTGTTCCTGAATCCGTAATCGGAAACGCTGCAGGAAGAACTTTCAGCAATGCTTCTGAAGAGATTCGAGTCTTTTGGATGGAAACAATGCTTCCTCACTTGGAAATTTTGTCTCGTGCCTTAGACGAACTTGACGTAGATAACTACGTTGACTTTAACGTGGACCAAGTGCCCATTTTGATGCTGTACGAGCAGGAGCGTCATCGCTACTTGATGGATGAGTTCAATGCAGGACTAATCAGCAACAATGAATACCGAATTGGTTCAGGTCGTAAAGAAACCGAAAGCGATTTGGCTGACTCGTTGCTTGCCAATCCAAACCTCATCCCAATCTCTAACACCAAGAAGAAGATGGAAGAACCGTCCCAGGTTCAAGTTCCTGGAGCCCCAGGACAGCCAGGAATGCCTGGCATGCCACCTGGTGCCCCAGCGATGCCAGGGATGCCTCCAGCGCCCGGACAACCACCTGTGGACCCAAACACAATGGCCGGAGCACTTGCAGAAGTTGGCTCAACCGTTCCTCCTGGCGGGGAACTGGCTCAGTCCCCAATTCCAGGCATGCCTCCCGGCATGATGACGGGCGCAGAACCTATGCCTATGGGTGCAACAAGTGCTGAGTCTTCCGAACTTGAAACAAAGTCCCTCGATACGGAATTTGATTCTCAAAAACTAGAGATGGAAAGATGGGAAGAGATTCTTGTCAGAAGCATGGAAAGAGTTTTGGAAAGACAGCAAAGAGTTGTTCTTGAAAAATCAAGTGGAGCAAAAGCTAAGAAAGCTTTGTTTGCCGGAACCCTAGACATCCCATCTGTTCTCCCAACGGATACATGGGATAGACAGTTTGATGAAGACATCAAGCCGGTCGTGACAGCCATCGTCAAAGAGTCGTTTAAAGCTTCTTCCCCTATGGGAAAGAAGTCTGCAAAAAACTCCACCATGGAATCTGACATTATTGCTCAGGTTGATTCTCAAATGGCAAGAATAAAAAGTCTTAACCAAGATTTGACCGATGAAATAACTTCGTTAATGCTTTCTTCCATGAATGTCGCTGACGAAGACCAGAGAGCTGGAGCCTTCAGGTCAAACATTGTTTCTTTGTACACAAACGTGCTCGCAAAGAGAATTCCTGAAATTGCCGAAGAAGAAGCTCGCAGGGCGTGGATGTACGGGAAGTACATCACAGGATAGTTTTAGTATTTGGTTTTAGTAAACAATGCGAAAAACCTGAATACTTACCGTTTAGTGCAGTCTTTGTCGTTTATTATCGAAGAATACACAAGGAGCCACATGCCCTCTTCTAAGAAAAATTCCGACATTCAGTACAAGGCTGCACCGCAAGGAATGGTGAATCTTGACGAAGCCGAAGGCATCGTTGAATGTTTTGTCGCAGGTATTGGTAACAAGGACTCAGTCGGCGATGTTTGCGCCCCTGGAGCTTTTGGCAAGAGCCTAATTAGGCGTAAGCCTCGCGTTGTTTGGGGTCATAACTGGAACGACCCAATCGGTAAAGTCCTTGATATGTATGAGGTTCAGCCAAGTGACCCTCGTCTTCCTAACAAAATGAAGGCTGCCGGAATTGGTGGCTTGTATGCCCGCGTTCAGTTCAACTTGAAGTCAGAAAAGGGCCGCGAGGCTTTTGCAAATGTGGCATTTTTTGGCGAAGAACAAGAATGGTCAATCGGCTACAAGACGATTAATGCCAAGTTTGACCCACAGATGCAAGCAAACATTCTGTATGAAGTTGAGCTTTACGAAGTTTCTCCAGTTCTTCATGGTGCCAACCAGCTGACAGGAACAATTTCAATAAAGTCCGAAGACCAGTCATCAACAGTTTTAGTAAACGAACAACCATCTATCGACGGCCTCAACATAAATGAGCTTTCTTCAGTTTTAGATGCGTTGAAGACGATTGCGTCCACCACAGATGAAAAGTGTGGACCCGGAATGCCAATGGGCATGCCTGCGCAAATGCCAATGGTGATGCCATCTGGTGGACCAGGAATGCCTTCTGTATCAAAACCAACACAACCAACCGCCCCAAGAGAGTCCGTGAAGCCAGAAGTTCCATCAATGCCGGAAAACCCAATGCTTGTAGCAATTAGAAGAGAATTGGTCGACAGGACTGGTTCAAATATTATTGTTCGTTCCGTAATAGAAAACATAGTTGTATTCGACAGAATTACTACTGATGGAATTTCTAGTACTTATAAACTTCCTTTCAACTATGCAAACAATGAATTCATGTTTGGTAAGCCAGAGAAGATAAACACACAGCCAACTCCAGAGTCAAGTATCCCAACAATGCCAGGAATGCCTCAACAGTTCGGCGGGTTCGATACTGGAAAATCTTTGATTTCGTTTGATGACTTTTCCTGGGTAGGTTTTAACCAGCAGATACCAGCTCAACAAGTTGATATATCTACGCTCAACAATGTCATCAGTAATCTTGAAAAGATTATCGAAGAGAAGTCGACATACATAATCCCCGTTGACATAAACAACGCATTTGAAGTTAAGCAAGCAATTGACCCAATTCTTGATTACTACAGAGTTGATGCAACTGTTACTGAAGACGGCATCGTTGTTAAGTCTCTTGATAACGAGTTCCTTGACGCAATGGACATTGCCACAAAGGGTGTGTTGCGCAGTATCGGCAACATGGTTGGCCGTGCGGTAGATAGACCAAACATTGGCAAAAATAGGCGTGATAGAAATCCTAACCTCGCATCAAGAGGTCGAGGAATTGGTTCCCGTGGAGCTGTAGTAAGACTCGCCGACGGAACGATGTGGGACCCAAAAACCGCACCGGACAGGAACAATAACGGCATTGTAGGTGAAGGCCTTACAGACGGTCGCGGCATGTCTCTGTCCCAGCCGGACCCAACACCAAGTGGACCCAACTCAATCGATGCTCCAAAGACACCTAAAGCCCCTAAAGCTCCAAAGAAGGCTACAAGACTTTCTTCTGGCGGAGATGATTCTTCACGTGCTCGCGACCTTGCTAAGCAACGGGAAATGGATAAGGCAAGAGGTGCTAGTGCTACAAACCCAGTAGGAAAAGAAGCCGTCGAGCAAGCCAAAAAACTTGAAAGAGAAAGAGCAGCAGCACGTCAATCTGAAACTCGTCTTTCTTCTGGGCGCGTCATAATGTCGGACGGTCAAATGGAAATATCATTTGATGAAGAAGACGGAGATGGCATCTATGACGCAACAAGAGACGGTTTCCGAATAATTAGAAATGAACGTGGCAGCGGCGGTGGCAGAAGATTCCCAGAATCCACAGCAACGTACGGCGGGTCAGGTTTAAGTGAAGCCGAGAAAAAAGAAATTCTTGACGTCGTCAAGGATAGTTCCAACCCATTGGTTCAAAAAATATTGAAGGGTTCATTTCCTAGTAGCTTGTCCGATAAACAGTGGGCTGTTCTTAAAAGGGAATTTGAGAAGAACAAGAAGAAAACTCCTTCTGGCTATATAAGCAATGTCCGAAGCGGTGGAACAGTTGCTCCTGGAGCAAAACTTGATGGCGGAATTGCTTATCTTGAACCAGACCACGCCAACGACAAAGACTACGAAAACCTACGTGACGCAATACAGACAGCAATGCGCTCCAATCAGATGCTTCGTTTTGACTACAGTGGAAAAAACAGAGAAGTAATTCCAGTAAAAATTGAGAAGAACAATAAAACTGGTAAGTGGAACTTGACTGCCCAAGACGACACTGGGGCAAGAAAGCTTTTTAGTCTCGACAAGATAACTCCGTCTTCGGCAGAGCGCCTTTCCTCTGGTGAGTGGACAAAAACTGATGACGGCATTGAGATGGACGCGCCGGATATTGATGGTGGTTACCTAATACAAGGCAACTCCAAAGATGGATTTGTAGTAACTAGATTTGCGGACGCTAGACGTAACGGTGGACAAAATGCTAACGAATACGAACATGACAAAGTTTTCACGTCAAGTAGCGCGGCTAAGAAGTGGGCAGAAAGAAACTACAAACTAATCAGCGAAGAAATAGGCAAAGAGGACGTAGAAATAAGAAAAGCTGACGCAGAAAGAAGCGCAGACTTTGCAGACATGACTCCAGAAGATGCCGCAGATTATGCCGCTTGGATGGACGAAGAAACCTGGAGAGACAGGGACCCAAGATTCTCCTCCGGTGAAGGATATTGGGTAGATGCTGCAGAAAAAGAAGCAGGAAATGACCCTAAAAAACTTGCTGATTTCTTGATTGAACAAGGAATACTTGAAGAAGACCACCCAAGAGTCAAGAAGCTCAGAAACCGTTTAACCGCCGACGACGAGTTTGAAAAAACATTTTCAATGCTTGCCGAGATGGATGCTGAAGCTGAAGCAGAAAGCAGAGCAGAAAGGCGTTCAACCCAGTTTACGGCTGTAGAAAACCCATTCGGACGTCTTTCCTCTGGTCAGAGAACATGGATAGATGCCGCAGAGGATGAAGCAGGAGACGACCCTAGGGAGCTCGCTGATTTCTTACTTGCAAGAGGTGTTATCGACGAGGAAGACCACCCAATAATCAAGGGGCTCAGAGATGGTCGTACAGCTGACGATGAACTCGAAAAAGCATACGAAATGCTTGCTGAGATGGATGCCGAAGACCAAGCAGAACACGCTGCACAGTTTAAGAACGCAGCCTCAGAAGTAAGCAGTCTGACCAAGCCAACAATGCCGGACCTTGATGGAATGGACGAAGACGAAGCAGGAGATGCGTTACAACAGGCAAATGATGAGATATTAAGTTTTGCTGATGGAACAGAAAACATTGCGAGAGAATACCTTGGAGACGCAGAATACAACAAGAGGTTTGGTGGCGCAGTTCCATTAATCGAAGAGATGTCAAAAAACCATGACGGCGGCAATTACGAGCGTGAGATAGCTCTTGAAAACGCACTTGAGCGTGCTAATGGATTCAACCTGTCAGTCGCCGGAGAGATGGAATTAGAAAGCAACAGATTCTCTTCTGGTATAGATTTTGACAAGAAAGGTGCATCAGGCCTCAGGGAGATGCGCCATGTTGAGCGCAATCCACTCAGGATGGATTCATCTGCTGAAAAAGCAGAACGTGATGCATATGAAAAAGATGTTGCTGCCTTCATAAAGAACAATGGCTGGTTTGTTGAAGTACCGATGTACAACGGTGACCCAAAGTGGCAAAGTGAAGATTGGTATCGCGCAAGAGAGTTTGCTACAAACGTTGCAAAATTGCGTTTCGAGGACAACTACCAAAACGAAACTAATCAATTCATGCAGTTCTTTGATAAGCCAGGAAAGCCTTCAAAGAAAGACTTCTTCGCCAAGAAGGGGACCGTTGATTACAAGTCTTGGTACATGGCTCATACCCCTCTATTGACAAGCGAAATAGACAGCGTTCTTAATTCTGACCTGTACTCTGACAATTACAAAGAGTCATACATGAATGCTATTCGTTCATTCTTGTATGTAAACAGGCCTGAATTTGGTCCATACGGTGGAGATGACCCCGCTTACCAAGCATGGCTACAACAGTCGGGTCTTGGTTACGGTGGAAGATACAGCACGTCAGGTCCAAAATTTGACGAAATGGGCAGATTCTCTTCTGGTGCTAAGCGTGGAAGTAGAAAAGATAACTACATAAATTCTTACGAAAACCCAGAAGACTTGAAAGAAGCAATCTTTTCTGAGCTTATTTTTGCAGGAGACTATGAAGGAATGACTGCGGAAGACTTGGCCTACGCGCTAAATGTCAGGGCAGAAAGTGTTGAACCAATTCTTGAGCAAGTCAAAAAAGATGTAGGCGACGCACGGGAAGACTACGACCGCTACTTAGAGTCACAACCAGAAATGACTGACGAAGACCTGCAGGCAATGGCGGATGACTATGCTCGCGCACAGACTGTAACCGACAAGTTTAACAACATGACTCCAGAAGAAGCAGCCGATTACGCCGCTTGGATGGACGAAGAAACCTGGAGAGACAGGGACCCAAGATTCTCCTCTGGTAGGGAACTTACCGACGAAGAAAAGCAAGAACTGGGGGCTCAATTTGCCAGAGCCCAAGACAGGCGAAAAGCTGAACTGGAAGAACGGGGGGCTCAATTTGCCAGAGCCCAAGATAGGCGGAAAGCAAAAGAAGACCGCATCACTAAGTTCTACAGGGAGATGGCAGAGCAAAATGCAATGCTTTCAGAAATGACCCCAAGCGAACTCGCGGATTACGCCGAGCAATGGAACGAAAGCCATGCAGAAGATTCTCGTCTTTCCTCAGGTGGTATAAACTATTACGACTGGATGGTAGAAAATGGTGTTCCGCGTTCAGCACTAGACGGTGAAAGGTTCCGTGGAAGAGACGCTTACGGACACTCTTTCCATGACTACTATGCGGAAGATGCTTTTGCAAATATCGACGAAGCAGTCGTTGAAGCGCTTCTTTCTGACAGAACACAACGAACATCTATTCAGGATTTAGCAAAAGAAGCAAGAGAACATGGGCTTCAACTGGCCACCAACCGCAGCATGCAGGAAGAGTTCTCCTGGGCTGAGGCAGTAAATCCAAAACCTGAGAGCTTGCGCGCGGAAGATTTGGTTCGTAGACCTGATGACTTAGGCTCAAACGCAAGACGCGTAGCTGAAGCAGTTGCTAACAACAGTAATGGCGCAAGAAGTGCTGCGTCTAGAGAAGACATTCTTCATTTTACCTACGATGGTAAACAGCGCTCTGTGTATCCAGAATCATTTGGGACAAGCAAAAAAGGCATTGCCTTCTTTAGAGCCTGGGACGAAACCGCAGACGATGGCAATGGTGCCTACAGAAGCTTTAATATCGACAAGATTGAGGGACTGGTTTCACACGCAATACCTCCATATGTTGAAATAGGAACAATGACCCCAGAGCCCAAGTGGAGCATTGCTGACTTCAGCATAGAAGACTGGGCAAAAATTAATGACCGGTTCTATTTTAGAAGTAGCGAAGTTGGTCGGGCGGCGTTTGATATTGAGACCGCTATTCAATGGGAGCTTGAAGGCACTGGAACAAGGGCTCCAGGTTCGATAATCGACACAGCCGAAAGAGAACTAAAGCGCCTCAAGCAAATTGCTTTCGACAAACACATCACCGAGATGGTGGAAAAGGGTGCTACAAGTTCAAAATTCTCTCTTGACATTGAAAATGCAAAAAGATACGGTGTAAAGCCACTCAACAGAGGAAATAGACTGTCTTCTGGCGGTTCGGGCAGGTTCAATATTGCGGAAGCTCGTTCATTTGATGACATGTCAGACAGGGAACAGCTTGCAGTCTTCAACGGAATCAAGGACAGACTTTCAGAAAATAACCCAAGCATGGTTAGCGTCCTGGAAGACGGCGGACTCAACATCGATGGATATCTTGCAGATTTCCCTCAACTTCACCCAGACTTCTCTTCAGAAGAAAGCGGCGGAGAAAGGTTCTCTTCTGGTGGTTTTGCACCACCAAAGCCAAAAAGAGCAGCAAGAAAAGATGAAGAAGGCTTAATCGATGGCGCAAGAGTCATGCGAGGAAATACTTTCATCGAAAGCGTTGTTGGTCAGTATGAGAGAAATCGTGGAAAACTAAGTGATGCGCAGTGGGCCAAATTGGCCGAGATTGTTGGAAGAGGTTCTAAACCAACATCAGCCGGTGCTCCAACCCCAAAAAGGCCAAGCAAGGGTCCAAGACTGGAAAAGTACTCTGGTAAGCCTCGCAAGATAATAGGCATAGACGAAGTTGTACCATACGATTACCCTGAAGCCGAGTTTAAGCCAAACCCAGAACAGGCTGATGCGATTGACGCCATGATGACAGGCTCTGACGTAAAAGTTGGAGCTTTAGCAGCAACAGGTAAAACAACAACAGTAATAAGTTTTGCCAATCGTTTGGCCGCTCAAGACCCAAGCGCAAGAGTGCTTTATTTAGTTTTCAACAGAGACGCCAAGAGCGATGCTGAAGCTCGCGGAATGGGTGACAATGTTTCCGTTATGACGATGGACGGTATTGCGTTTAAAGCCATGATAGGGGCTGGTGGTTCTCCAGGTCTTAGGCCTGGTCTAAAAACCAAACTGTATGAAGCCGGAAAAGCGTCCATGGATGACTCGGTTAGGTCGTACGTAGGCAAGGCAGCATATCTTGGAATCAAGGGAGCTTTTATACCGCGAGATGGTGATGCACCACTTGAATTAACTCCCACAGATATTTACAAAATTGTTGCTAAAGGCGTAAACGCTTACTCAATAAGTTCAGACGAAAAAATAGGACCACAGCATTTTACTGGGAAATTTAATGGACCTTTAGCAATTCCTGAAGACAGCCCAATAATGCCTAACGTATTAAAATATGCCAACAAGATGTGGGAAGACCTGCAACAGGATAGGGACAACTTAAAAAAGCAAGGAATGCTTGGTCTTGAGTCTAACCATCTAACAAAGATGTGGGCACTGACTAAACCAGATGTTGCAAGTTTTGGTGGCACTGATGGCGTAAACGTAATCATGGTTGACGAAGCTCAGGATATTAACCCTGTGTTTGCAAAAATGATGAAAGATTCTAAGTCTGCACAAAAAATATACATTGGTGACACCAATCAGGCAATCAATGCTTGGCGTGGAGCTGATGGCTCAACCTTGGATGCAGTAGAAGCTGAATACGATATGCCGATAACCGAATCGTACAGATTCGGAGCGAAGATAGCAGGCATAGGCAACAGGTTCTTGACTTTGCTTGGGGTAAAAGAACGCATGACCGGAAAAAAGACAAGAGCAGGCAAAAACGGCTCTCGTGTTGATGTTCCAGGTGAAGTTGTTACCGAAATGAGCGTTTTAGACGCAACAATGATTCTTTGTCGCAGCAATGGTGGAGCCATAGCCGCAACCATGGAAGTAATTGAAGAGGGTGGCGGACAAAAGAAAGTTTACGGAAGCGCAAATTTCAAAAAAGATTTACAAAACTTTATTGACAATATTGAGTGGATGCAGAATGCCGAAAAAGGCGAACCCTATTGGACAAATTCTCGCGGAGAGAGAATGACAAGTAGGCCAGAATTCAGCGCGGACCTTGAAGGAATAACAACGTACGAAGAATTTAAAAAAGAAGTTGCTTCTGCGGACAATAACAGACTAAACATGCTCGATGGTTTATTGGAAAAGAATTCAATACCAGGACTACGTAATGCTTTAGACAATATTCTCACAAGAAAAGAAGACATAGAAAAGCTAGACCCTAACGATTATGTAAAGATACAAACAGCACATACATCAAAAGGCCTTGAATCTGGAAAAGTGAAAATTTGGTCAGACTTCAGAAAGCCAAAATTTGACGAAGAACTCGAAGAATGGGTTATGCCAAACGAGCAGGAACTTAGGTTGTCTTATGTTGCTGTAACTAGAGCAGAAGAAGAAATTGACCTCGGTTCACTCGATTGGGTTTTTAACCACACAACAGATGCAGACGAGAAGCCAAACGCTCGTTCCGCCAGGTTGTCTTCTGGAAGAAGCATTGCAAGAAGACAGGGCAAGGGCAAGAACAGTCGTGCTCGTGGACAGCGTCCATGGAGCGATGAAGACCGTCAAAACTTTGCTGATGGCAATAGGCTCCGTGCTCAAACAATTCCAGGCAAGCGCCGTGAGGGACCTGCAGCAGCAGAATTCTCTTCTGGTGAAAGACTTTCTGCTGGTGGTTCTGGATTCTATCTCGACAACCCACCAGACGACGACTCCGATAAGTGGATAGACATGGCAAGCGACGATTACAGGTCTATATCTGATTCATGGAGGGATTTCCCAGAAGAAACAGATGAATTCCTTTCCGACTTTTGGAGCTCTCATGAAACATGGGGCCAAAACCCTCCATCGCCATGGGAATTTACTGCAGAAAATCTTTCAGAAATAACAGACATTTTTGAAAACACGCAAAGACCTTCAGCATACGAGCCATACTATAAGCAATTACGCGACTTAGAAGGCCTTCCAAAAGAAGACATAATTAAAGCGTTAAAACAAATACGCGAAGACGATGATGACACGCAAATGTTTGTGGAATTCTTTAACAAAGATGTTTTTGAAGTTGCCGAAGAAAAAGAAGCACCACTTGGTAAGTATGTCCTTGAGGCATTGCAAGAATGGAACAACCTCCCCAAATGGCTAGAGAATAGCCAAACGGACGACGGTTACACTCGCCCGTACAGGTTCTATTCTGGAGCCCGTTTTGCGCCAGATGGCGAGTCGGGTTCACGAATCCAAAGAAGACTTTCTTCTGGAGAATACTTTGGACCACCTCCAACCGGCAGCGGCAAGTACAACAGCAGAGAACAGGTCCGCGCATCGTTGGATGCGTTCCACAGTGACCCGGGTACCGCAGTAATCCCGTCCGACATGCTGGGCATACTTGGTTCTGTTCCAAAGGGTAAGGAATCTCATATTCTTAATGCAGAAGTTGCAAAAAAGATTATTGCTAATCCAGATATGGAATATTCGTCAAACAACGGCTGGCCCGTTGACGCAGGCAGGCTTCTTGACTTTATTGAAGTAAACGAAGAAGATGCCATCAGAACTCTTCGCGAAATTGGAGACGCTCAACGTATTTCTTCAATTCTTGGCATACCAGAAAAAGATGCGCAAGACATGCTTGACGGCAAGCCCGTATACATCATGGCGGGAACGGCTGCAGACATGCTTGACGACCTCAAGGAAGGAAAACATTACCTAGAGGCTGGCCAGCTTGGTAATGAGGACGTAACAAGAATCTGGGGATTTGATGGTGCTCCAAAGTGGGTTCGCCATAGCGATATCGCTACCCCGGAATATGACCTTGACGAACAAGGCAGGGTTAACTGGTCTAAAGAAAAATGGGACAGTCTTTCAAGAGAACAATTTGATGCTGAACTAGCAAGAGGCAAAAACCCACCAGAGCCTGTTTACGAATCTCCAGTAGAGCGTTTTAACTCGGAAGCAATTTTTGACAACCCTAAGTGGAATGCTCGTAGTGGCTCGTTCAGGAACCCAGTAGTGGATTCAGAATTTGCAGTAGCACCACGAGCCGCAAGAAGGTCAGAACAGCTAGAGCCAACGAGAGCACCATCTCAGGCAAGAGTTGGCGAAAAAACCGTAATGGCTGACAAGGAATTTGCAGCAAAGTGGATTAAGCGTGGACATAGCGTTACTGCTTCAAACATGATGGACATTCTTGGGGTTGAAAGAGATTCTAAAAATCCAGAACCTTCAACTGAAGAGCTGAACAGGCTTATTGAAGCAATGAATGAAGTTAGTGCAAAAGTAGGACTGACTCCTTTGTCGGTCACAAGGGCACCAACAAAAAGTGACCTTAAAAAATTGGGAATTTCCGACGAGTTTATGCATGCTCTTGTTGCTTCTGGAAAGTTTAAGAACATGAAAGAAGCAATGGCAAGTCTTGGTGATTCAAGATTTGATTCATTGGCTGCCGAATATGACTCAAGAATGCTTTCCGATGCCGCTTTGTTGAGAATAAAAGACAAAATGAACAAAGAAGGCGTTCCCAATTCAGTAGCTGTTCTGATTGAGGCAATTACTGCTTCTTTTGGCCGCAAGCAAGCATGGGAAAAGCGAATCAAAGAAGGTCGCGTATCCATCAAGGGTGACATGAAGGAAGACGGAATGATTAGCGATGCTAAACTTTCTGAACTGCTTGGGCGAGTGAACGATGCTCTCGCAAGGTCTGGATACCCAGAAATAAGTCAAGACGAACTTTTCCCCAAGGACGAAACTGGCGGATATGTTGACAACCTTAGCTCTGCTGTTCCCGGTGCGCCAAGAATGTCTTCAGGTCAAAGGTTTGTAGCAAGAACATCTTCAAGCAGAAGAGCTGACGCTATGAACGATGCTGCTGCTCGTAGAGAAGGCAATACTTCTCGACTTTCAAGCGGAGAAAGCCTTCCATTCAAAGACGAAAACGGGAAGCTTGTTCCAAGCAATATTAGTCAAGCCGCAAAAGATGCAACACCCGCTAATCCTGGATTCGACAGGGAGCCGCTGATTCAAAGAAAGACTCCACATAGAAATTTAGAAGATGTTGAAAAAGCGCTCAAGACAAGACAAGCAATTTCCGAACTTTTCACAATGAATCGCAAAAACACTCAAGGATTTAGCGTGTACGACTACCAAGACGAACTAGTAAAAGCTGGATTCCCACTGGAAGAAATTGAAGAAATGATTGATTCGTTTGTTCGACTAGATTCCTACATTGATGATGTAGAAAGACATTTCGAAATAGCAAGAGAAAAACTGGATGAAACACTTGAAGAGATAGAAGACAATCTTTCCAAGATTGAAAGACTCAAGGGAGAAAGAGCAGACGCAATCAAGAAGTGGGGGAACACCGAGGACAACTACTGGGTGCAAGCAATAGATGACAAAATTGCTGCTGCAATGATTAAAATCGATAAGGCATACCAAGGCGGAATCGGTGGAGAAGACGGCCGACTCGGAACACTTCATCCACAGCTTGAAGAAATGATGAGCGCGATGCCGGGCTGGACCGAAGGTCCATACGGAATGGGTGACGACATAAATCGACGACTTCTTAAAGTTGAAGCTTCTATCAGCAAGGCTGGCGGAAAAAAGAAGGCTGTTCCAGTAACTGGAATTGACTTTGGAGTACCAGAAGGCACAAGACTTTCTTCAGGAAAAGCAGAAGAGTACTACCAAAACCTCACAAGCCATCTCATCAACATGATTGAAAAGTCACAAAAAGATGGTGGCAAGTGGGAAGCACCGTGGCACAAGGCCGGCAATATGCCGAGAAACGCTTCTACAAAGAATATGTACTCAGGCGGAAACCTCTTTGCTCTCATGCTTGCAGCAGAAGAAAAGGGCTACGCAACTCCTCATTGGGGCGGATTCCAGCAATGGAAGAAGCTCGGCGGAAGCGTAAAGAAGGGTGAAAAAGCCACTGCGATTCTTATGCCTAAAACGATGTTTGGAGATGAAATTGACCCAGATACAGGCAAGAAGGTTCGCAAGTCTAAGGGTATCTATTTCACAACCGCACACGTGTTCAACCTCGACCAGGTTGAGGGTATTGACCGCGAAGAATTCTTGAAGCTTCCAACCGATGCTCTTACTCCAGAGCAAAGAGTCGGAAAACTTGAGGACGCAATCAAGGAAATTGGTGCAACAATCAACACGGGAGACGGAAGCAGGGCTTACTACTCTCCTCGTGAAGACCATGTTGTTATGCCTCCATTTGAACTCTTCAAGACACCAGAGGGCTATTATGGAACTCTTGCTCACGAGCTTGTCCACTGGACCGGCCATTCGTCAAGGCTTGACAGAAAAAACATGAACCAGTTTGGCTCACCAGAGTATGCAAGAGAAGAACTCATTGCAGAATTTGGTTCAGCATTCTTGCTTGCAATGTTCGGGCTTTCTGCGGAACCAAGAGAAGACCACGCCCACTACTTGGCCAACTGGCTTCAGGTTCTTCGTGATGAGCCAAACGCCTTGCAAGAGGCTTCTACAAAGGCTCAAGAAGCATCAAAGATGCTCATCACAAAGATGAAGATAGTCCTGGAAGAAATGGGCGAAATAGCATCGGATGCAGAGTCGGCAGCTGAAGAAGCAGTCGATGTAAAGAGTTTGCAAGTTTTCAATGACCCACTATACGAATTCAAAGATGCGTCTATCGAGTGGAGTAAAGACCCACTTCATGCACCGTTCTTGATTAAGTCTCTGGATGATGAAAAGCATTCATCGGGTCTTGTTAATAGAAGTTGGGAAAGAATTGCAGAAACAGCAATTTTCCTTGAACGTCTGAGCAGAAATAAATAACATTCAACACACATACACCGCAATACTTACTCAAATGATACGTTTAGAGTATAATTTACGGTACTTACGAATTAGGAGTCATCTAATATGAACGACGAAATGAACAACAGCCTTAGTGTCAGCACTGAGGGCGAAGTTCTGAAGTGCGCAAAAGGCGTAGATGCTTCAGCATGCGGGTTTACCCCTGGCGCAAAAGTGTGCGGCAAGTGCGGAGCCTTGCCGGTTCAGATGAAGATGGTCCCCGTGGATGAGGCCGAGGACGAAGAAGAGGAAATGGAAGACGAAGACAGAGCAATGCCTGCGCCTCGTCCTGCACGCCCTGCTGGCCCAATGGCTATGGAAGATGCCAACATGGAACCGGAACAACTTGAGGTCCCAGAAGAAGACGAAGAAGAAGAATTGACCGATGAAGAAAAAGGCCTCCTTCGAATGCTTCTAAAAAAGCGCAAAGGTCGCAAGTTCAAGGGAATGAACATGGAAGATGACTACGAAGAGGAAGAGGATATGACCGACGAAGAAGAGATGACTGACGAAGAGAAGGCTTTTCTCTCGCAGGTAAACAAGAAGCGTAAGGCTCGCGGTCTCGCCGCCACCACAAACGGCTTCAAGGGCATGAACGGCACACACATGACGCCTGACGGAACCGAGATGGAAGACATGCCCGATGAAGAAGAGGACTTGACTGATGAAGAAAAAGAACTCTTGGCAACCCTAAACAAGAAGCGTAAGGCTCGTGGTCTTGCTTCAACTTCAAACGGGTTCAAAGGCAAAGGCATGGACGAGGACGAAGTGTCTGAAGAAATGCCCGACGACGAAGAAGTAGAAAAGCAGATGATGCTTGAAAGAATGCGCAAAAAGCGTATCAAGTCTATGGGTATGAAGTCTGAAGCCTTTGGTGCCAACGGCTACCTGTGTGCAATTGAAAGAAAAGCTTATCCAGGCGGTTCGTCTGTTTGTGATGATTGCCCAGGCGGATGTATTGCTGAAAAGGGTCTTCCTGGCTTGCTTCATGTTGAAGGCATTGCCGAGCAAATGTTTGACGGAAAAGTTCTTGATTCTGGCTACTCAGC